AATAATATCCATACTACTTATATTTATAGTAGGATTAGCTAAACAATAGTATAAACTGTTTAATATTAATTCCACCTTTTCATGTGACAAATGATGATAAAGTGCATTAGCTTGAATTATATTACTTTCATTATACGGTTTAGGAGAAGGTGGTAATATGTCATTCTGTAAACAAATTTTAGCTGTTTTAAGGGTATTTCCTATCATATAGCAGTATGTAATAGCTTTGGAATGTAAGTTTTCCATTTGCATTGTAATAGACTCCTCATTAGGTTTAACTTTATGGATAGATCTAAATCTATCTTCCATTCTAATTATATTAGGCACAAATAATAAATTATCTAAGCTTCTATAGATAATGAATTGTAGGAAAATACCAGTATTATCATCAATACGATATTCGCTTTCCATGTTATGTTCTCTTTTAACTTCTTCTGCTAGGTCTAATAATTCATTTTCACCAACTGGATCTATTAAAGCTAATAAATCATCTCCGAGCCCTAAGATTAAGTAAAATTGTTTACGACTAAAGAATTTAGCATAAGTTCTCCAACTGTTAATTAAGTTTCCAAATCCAACTGTTGTCTGTCCAGTGTGTCTCATAGCAGGAATTTTAACAGATAACTTTCTTCTATTCTTAACAATAGTATGTTTATGTTGGTTGAAATAAAATTCAAGTAAATTAACATCAACCCCAAGAATGGAGTAAATATATTGTTCAAATTCTAGTGAGTATTTGTCAGTTTGTCTATCTTGTTTTTTAAGATCACTTTCAAAGAAGACCGCTTCTTTGAAATTAAAGTTGCTAAGATAGTTATTAATTTCTTCTATAGTAAAACCTTCAGCATAACAAACATTGGGTTTAAGTAAGAATTTAAATCTTTGTTTTGCTTCAATAAATACACTAGCAAATATTATAGTGTAAGCGTAAGGATTCCACAATACAATTCTATTTAGTATTTCTAAATAATTGCTGTAAATATCACCTTTTGTAACATTTTCTTCTTTAGCATACATTCTTATTTGATTAAGAGAAAATTGTAGATGTTTGGTATTTAATAAGTCATTTAAATCTTTTTCATATTTATATTGTTTTTTACCAATTAACCATAGTAAAATTTCTTTAAGTCTTACAGATATTCCCTCTTTTTGATACTGTTCTATGATAGTTTCAAAGTCTTCTTTGAAATACACTTGGAAGTGTTTCATCTGCTCAGATATCTTCATTTTAAATTTTCTAAGTGGTTTAATCATTAGTAATTTTTCAAATATAGCACGTTCAAATGTATCATAAGGACCATAATAAGCTGGCCTTGTCAATGAAGGATAGTAGTTAGAGTAACCAAAAAATTTTTTCTCATATCTGATATTACTATAATTAAATTTGTAATTAAAGTTAAGATAATAATTTAAGTCCATATTCAAGTCTTGATCTTGATAAAATTCTATGTCATTTATAGTGGGATGTTGAAGTATTTTATTCTTAGCTGCTAAGTTTAACAAATCAATTGAATCATAATTACTAGACAACCATGTTAGTATTATTTTTTTAGTTTTGGCCTGTATAATATCCAAAATAGCGGAATTATTATTCTTTTCCTGAGGTTTAATAAGTTTACTAACTTTCAAATCAATGATAGTAACATTAGAGCATTGGGCAACCTCCTTAGCTTTGTCTTTATTATAATCTAGTGACATAATATAGTTTCCATTGTGATTGTACTCCATATCACTCAAAATATATACAAAATCATAATTAGGATGATTCTGAATATAGTTATCAGGTAATAGTGAATGGTTTATATGTAAGATTACCCTCTGTGAATTACCACTAAGAGTTTCTGAGTGTTGTTGAAATTCTTTTCTGATAAAAGGTGTTAACAAATCTGAAGTTTTAAAATTAGG